AAATGGCCTTCACGCTCTGAGGCCAGCCGTAACCCCGAAGGGGGCGACCGCCGCAAGGCATACGACCAGGGGCGGCACGCTTAAGCGTAGATGATAGGAGAAAATAGGCGTGAGCGAAAAAGCTAAACTTTATGAGAAAATGGCAGCCGTAATGGGCGACCTGACCAGAGTCCCAAAAGCCGGAGTTAACCAGGACCAAAAATATAGTTATGCTACCTCCGAGGACATCAAGCAGGTTATCCGGCAGGCAATGGCAAAACACAAGCTAGCTCTATTGATCGAGATGCCCGAATATGAGGCTACCGAGATTACCAGTCAACGGGGTAGCCGGGGTACTCGCATCAGAGGCCGGCTTGTCTTTACGATTGCCGATGGTGAAACCGGCGAGTCAGTTGAGCGATCACTTTGGAATGAGGCCACCGACTGGCAAGACAAGGCGTTCAACAAACTCTATACCACCGGCGAGAAATATTTCCTTATCAACACGTTTTTGATTAGCACCGGCGATGAAGATGACGCCGACTCCGGGCCGGGTGAGGAAATCAAAGAGGCCAGCCAGCCTAAACAGGTCAAGCCGGCAAAAGTCCAACAGCCGACATTGCCCGGTAATGGCAAAAAGGCCAGCGATGCAATGACCGAGTATTGGTCATCGGTCAAGGCGTACGCGCTGACCCAGGATCAAGGTCGGGAAATCCTGGCCCAATCCGGCGGTGATCCGGTCAAAGCTCTGGCCGCTCTGGAAGGCCATAGCCAACCGGAAACGACAGAATAGCATACCCACTCCGCCGTTCGTGATAATCACCGGAGCAATGGTGTAGCCCGGCTCGATAATGTAGAGCCGGCCTACCAGACGGCGGCGGGGTGGTGCTTGGTGACAAAATTCAATCTTGACATCGCTCTTTTTTTGTGTTAAACTGTCAGATATGCGACAGCAAAACAATCTGATAACTACATCCGAGGCCGCAGAAATATTAAATGTTACCGTCCGTACCGTTGAACGCTGGTGCGTTTCCGGCAAGTTGCCGGCACAGCGTACTAGCGGCGGGTGGTGGGTGATCCGGCGTGAGGATGTGGAGCGATTGCAGCAAGAAAAAACGCCCGGCTCGTGACAGCTGGGCGGCGGGCCGGGGAGACCGGACCCGCAGGCATATTATAGCACAGGGGAGACAGATGGGGAGACGAAAGTCACCTAAAAATGCAATTCTCAGCTATATCGGGAATGTCGGCAAGTGCGCCGCTGTATTCTATTCAACCTCGGCGGCTATTGCCTATTATGGTGATAAACCCCTTGATCTGGTCTGGCCCGGCCTGGCGGCTATCGCTGCCCCGGCCCTGGTCGGTTTCAAAATGCCAACTATCGTCACCGCCCCGGATGTCTCACTCGGTTTCGTCACCGCCGGTCATTCCCTACCCCGACCCGGCGGCCTCTTTCAATCGCTCACTCGCTGGTCAGTCGGTGGATACAATAACGAACCACCGCCTGATTACCAGACCCGCACTATCCGCTATGATGAGTCAATTCGAGGCCAATACTATTGGCGTGTCCGGCTCCGCAATCGCAACGAGGTTTATTTTCTGGTCGAGGATATTTTTAGACGGTTCGTTCATACCGTCGCCCGTCGCCAGCGAACCGGTCACCCGCATCCATTTAGCCGCAATGACCTCACTCCTCGACCATTCGGCTATCGGGATTATGAGGCATCCATAAACGTATTGATAAAACACGGCCTCATAATTAACCGGGTAGGGGGGAGTAGTGGGCGGCTCTATCCTGAGAATATGCGGGCCACCTATTTCGTGGTCGAGTACTGTAAACACCGCCCTCTTTTGGCGGCGTGAGTTGTGATCGATTCAGCGTATCTAGTACAGGTAACACCGGTACAAACAGGTATCACAGGTTAAACAGGTTATGAAGGACGATCAAATTCTAATTACCACCGCCAATACCCGCCGCTACATCAGCCGCCGGGCCGGGTGGTGGGTCAGATTATGGAGATGGATATGCCGCAAAAATTATTGAGAGACGTTGACGCCGGCGATTTCATCAATGGCAAGCGGGTCATTGTGGCCGAGCCGACAAGTGGCGGCAGAATACGGCTGGAATTTTCCGACGGTTCAGTTTTGCCGGCCGCGGATCCAAAAAGTAAGATTTGGGTCGATGAATTATCGACTGAATGGTCAGAGGCGATATCATATTAGCAATCCGGCATTATCAGGGCTTCTGCACCTGTTCTGCACCCACAAATTTAGCCAAAAACCGGCAATGTGATAATTGGGACGGCTACTTAAACAAAATGTAATCTGTACGGCTTCTGCACGAAGGAAAAAATGGATAATGTCGATCAACTCAAATCAATTTATCAAGCCGTTTACGGTGATCTCACCACCCCCGGTCGCCTGGCCAGCCTCGATGAATTAGCCGTCGCCCTCAGCAAAATCGCCCACAAACAGCCGGCCTGGTCGGGCCGGTATCTCAACTCCATCATCCTCGGCCACAAGGGTTTTTCAGTCACAGCTGAACTGGCCCAGGCCATCCAGGTCTACGCCGCCCGGCTAGATGAGGCGCACCCGTTGCAGGCGTTGCTAGTCGAGATCAGCGCCTACTCAATCAACGGTAACGTCAAGCCGGGCAGCATCATCACCGGCATCTCGACCCGCTGCTCCTGCGGCGTTCTGTTCGTCCCTCATCACAATTTTCAAATCTATTGCTGCCCGGATTGCCCGGCTCGACCCAGGCGAAAACGGCCCGCGAAATTTCGCGGGGAAAATGCAATATAATAATTGTTAGGTTGCCTGAGATGAACCTTAAAAAATTTGAAACTCATTATAAACTACTTGACTTTGTGCGCACAATCTGCTATACTGTGTACATAGTCGTGTGACAAACACACGACAATAACAAAAATGAAAGGATTTTATAAAATGAACGCAATCGAAATCGTACTAGCTGACGAAAGTGAAGATCGTGTCTTTGCAGAGAGCAAAGAGGAGGCACTTGAGTTTCTTCGGCAATACAGTAATCGCAAGGGTGCAACTGTTCGTTTTAATCCAGGCGGCGCATTGTTTGAGTGTTTTGATACCACTCGTGAGAGCGCAGTCAAGCAAGCTATCGCTCATGTCAAAGATGATTACCTTGACTTTTGAAAAATGCCAACAAACAAAATATCGGGGGGCCTAGTGCCCCCCACCCCCTCTATTTCCCCCCACAAAGGCGGGAGAACAGAGCGGGCCTACGCGCGATGCACCCCGGAAACAAAATGGAAATTAGAGGAAATCAGACGGTTATCTGGTGAAACCGTCGCTGATTTACTAGAAGAAATCGTTGCCGTAAGGTATAGTAACATCACGGCAACCTAACAAAGTTTTGTAGCCGACTTGCTACCCGTCCAATTCCCCAAGTCGGTTTGCTTGCAAAATCCAAGCCGCTTGCGGTCAACACGCCCACCCGCAAGCGGCTAAAAACTAGGGCGTTAGGCGGACTCCCGCCAGGAGGTAAAAATGCTTTGGTATCAATGTGCAGTTTGTAAAAAAATGGTTTGTCACAACGGTCGTCACTGGATAGATGACGGCACAGAGATGTTTTGTCCTGAGTGTGGCGGCACAACTGTAGTCCGCCTAACAACTCGCTCAACCCGACCTGCTACCGCTGCGGTTGGCGAACTTACTGAAGCTGACAAAGTTTGGGTTGATAGTCGTCCGATTGCCAACTCGCAGGCGGGTTAGCTCGATGGGCGTTAGGTTGCCTGATTGTAGCTCCTAAAATCCAACCTTAAAAAACTCCTTTACCCCCTTGACAACGTTAATTAACGGGTGTATAATGGGTACATAGCCGTTAATTAACGGTTACATAAAAATCAACCCAATTTAGCTTAAGGAGACAAAAATGATAATGCGCGAATGGCAAAACCAACGTAACGGTGGGAGAGAAAGAGCCTACCGGAAAAATGGACGGTATTTTATTGACAGTGATTGGGGTAGCGGCTTCGACGGCAATCTCATTCCAGTGTCAAGACGAGATATGCTTAACTGCCTGCAATTCACAGGTGCGCCCACCAGTATAATCGCAGATATACTTGATGACAACAACGAAGAAACCGAAACCGGAGATGAGATTACCTATGCTCCTTTTGACGGTGATCGCGGTGCAGGCTCTATGGGGCAACCCATTGATTAGGGTATAAAAATGACCAAATGCCAGGGATGCGGAAAAGAAACAGATAAGGTAACTCGACTTGGGCCAGTGATGCTTTGCGATGAGTGTTACCCCGATGCAATGATCGAGGTCGAGGCAGCGCAGGCCGAAGGTAAATCAATTGATGTCCGTTTGTGGGCACGGCGGCGGTACAATCGCCTCCACGACAATACCGTTGGAGAGCGTGTCGCCCGTCGCAACGAGGAGCTAGACAAACTAGCGCAAGGTTTTGGTTTTGATGGCCTAAGCCAGTTTTTAACGGCCTGGAAAAACGGTGAGATAAAAATCACCGTTGAGCGCACGGCAACCTAACAAAGTTTTGTAGCCGACTTGCTACCCGTCCAATTCCCCAATTAATGCAATTGCTGTAAGAACTGTCGAGAGGTCTGATGCTGGGGAGTAGTAATATGAGCGAGGACAATCCCGCACACAATCGCTTAGAGCGTACTCGGGAGGCAAAGGAATTTATATATTATCCTTCTCGACAATAGCTGATCGTCTTATGGCAAAGGTAAGGCTCACTCAAATTGATGGTAAACTCCCCAACCTTGCGCTTATGAAATTGAGCCATTGGCACAAGGCGCAAGGTGATGAAGTTGCGCTTATTAGAAGCGTTGAACGAGGATTATTTGAACCGGATTATGATATAGTTTATGGTTCGGTCATTTTTGCCTTTAGCCGAAACAACCTTAGCCGGTTTTTGGCAAACTTTCCTTTTGCTGTTATTGGGGGGACTGGAACTGGAAGAATGAACACCGTTGAGGAAATCACTGGGGGAGAGTATGAGTATTATGATTACTCAATCTATCCCGAGTACCAATGGTCTATCGGTTTTACTCAGCGAGGTTGCCGGTTGAGCTGTCCGTTTTGTGTTGTCCCTAAAAAGGAAGGCCGCCCTCGATCCGTCAATACGATTTGGGATATTTACCGGCCTGGGACTCCGAAAAACATTTGTCTACTGGATAATGATTTTTTTGGGCAGCCAAAAGAGCAATGGCTAAAGCGGATTAGTGAAATAAAAGACGGTGGTTTTAAGGTGGCGTTTAATCAGGGTATCAATATCAGGCTGATTACAGATGAGGTCGCGTATTGGTTAGCTCAAATTTCGTACTACGATGATCAGTTTCGGAAGCGTAGACTGTATACAGCCTGGGACAATCTGAAAGATGAAAAGATTTTTTTTGATGGCGTTGATTGTTTGGAAAAAGCGGGAGTGCCGCCGTATCACCTGATGGTTTATATGTTGGTCGGTTTTGACCCGTCCGAAACTTGGGAGCGCATTTTCTACCGCTTTAATCGGATGGTTGAGCGTGGCATCCGGCCTTATCCGATGGTTTACGACAACAACCGGCAGGATTTGCGCCGCTTCCAGCGTTGGGTAGTCCGGCGGTATTACGAGGTCGTAAGTTGGGCCGATTTTACGCAACATAATAATAACAAGGGTATGAAGCCGAATTGCTACCGCTCTAATTTTCAACTACCTCTTGTCTAGTTAATCTAGACTCTCTCCGCCGCCTCGACCGCCACCTTGGAGTCCCAAGCACCGAAGCTTTTTTATTTACCCCGATACATCTCCCCAACCGGCGACAGTTCGCCCGTCATCTCGTCAATGAGCGAACAGCCGGCCCACGTGCCATCAAGCCGGTAAGTGGTCCGGTTGGCAAACCACGCATAACGGCCAATCCAGGGCGTCGCCTCAAGCCAGGGTAGCATCGCCTGAGCCAGCGCCACGTTGTTGGCATAGCCGCCGGTACAATCGCCGCCGAACTCGGCCACCCATACCGGCACATCGTAGCCAGCCAGCAGCATCTCATTATGTCTGGCAACCAAGTAGCCTTGCATCTCCGCCGGGCTGCGCTTGTAGATATTCCAGCTAATGGCGTCAAAATGGGGCTTCTTGCCGTACATCCGCCGATACTCGCTGACCATTCGCCACAACCAAGCCGGGTCGTGCTGGCTGGGCGTCGGTGATACCAGTCGCACCCCTGCAGGTATCGCCGTCGCCTCAACCGTGCGCCAAAACTGAGCCGCCTCGGTTGGCGACACGCACGGCTCGTTGATAGTATCCGGTTCAGTCAATGTCATCAGCCATCCGCTGCCGTTGGCGGCATAATCCACCGCATCGGGCAGCCTATCCCAAAACTCACGGCGGCTGATGCGAGGCACAAAGGCCGTATTGTAGGGCGAATCGCCAACCGCCGGATCGGGCCGCCAGGTGTAGTACCATTTGGCGTTGAGCCGGTCAACATCGGCAAAAACAGGCGATGTAATCCCCACCCCCCGCTTGTCACTCTCCGGCGCTTTGAAGATAACCGGCAAGTAAATCATCGTTTGCGCCCGAATTGGACAGGCCATAAATAGTAAAATCACCAAAAAAAATATACTATGCCTCATAATACCAATCTACTGCCGCTCGTTCGACATTTGCCCCGGCGGTCAAATTGCGATAATAAATCCCGATCCTGGCCGGCGTCCAGGTTTGGCTGGCAATTGTTTCCAGGGTGTTGTTCAGAGCCGGTAACAGTTGAGCACCCTGCACACTCCAATTTGTCCAGCGTGTGCCTATACCGTACGTCAGGCCAACTAAATAATAATTCGGTGGCAACCCGGTTGCATAAAATGTTGTTGTCGTAACCGCCCCGCCGCCAACCCTGCGCTCCGTCTGAAATTGCATTAATGAACCTAGCGTATTAGTGGCGTCTATGTAAATTCGGTAAAAATTGTTAGCGCCCAATCCGTCAGCATTATTGACTCCGTCATCAACCATTAAACCTATTTGACAACGCCTGGCTGGAATTGCCCGCAAGTACATCGTTGCCTGAGCATTGATATATGGCCGGTATTTAAATGCTCGGATTAATGAACTGTCCGAAATGCGTACCACTGAAGCCGAATAATTAATCGTATTTGGCGTGGCGAATCCAGTATAAGTTGCGTATCCTGTCCAGACTGCATCATCAGCGCTTGATAACCAATGTTCTGTTGGCTGGACAGAGGCAAAATGATACAATCGCTCTGACAGTCCCCAGGTGTCGTTGTATGCGTAAGCGTCACTGGTCGTACTGAGAAAAATATCCCCCGTTTTATTCGCCAGCGCACTTGAACCGATGTCATTGGTCCCGGCTGATTTTAATACCCCGTTGCCGTCCGTATACCACCCGTCCGGCGTCCCGGTTATCGTCCCGGTTATTCGGGGCGTGTTTATCAGGTTGACCACAGCGGAATTGGTAATGGTCAAATTTCCGGTCAGGTTACAGCCGTCCAGGTTGACCGTCGCCCCGCTGCCGTCAACTGCCAGATTGCCGTTGATGACGCCGCCGTGAAATGTGACCGTTGTGGCGGAGGCGGAGTAATTGACCGACACATCCCCGGCTTCAACAGAGGCGTTGAACAGGTCAACGGTCGTATCGTCATCCACGTACAGCGCAATGTCATTGGTCGCCCCGCTGACATCGAAAACGCAATCGGTCAGCTTATGTGTGCCGATTGCCAGATACGCCCCGATGTTATTTGTCGCTGCGCCAGTACAAACCATCTTAAGCCGGGTCATTGTCAGGCTGGAAGATAGCGAGTAAAGGGCGTAGGCATTGGCCGGGTTGTTGGTGTTTTTGAGTGTAAAACCTTCCAGGATGCAGTCTGCGGTATTGAAATCTAGCACTTTATCATCGGTGCTGGTCTGCAAAACGGTGGCGTCAATACCGGAGCCAAGCAGCCTGATATTTTCGGTAATGTCAACATCGTCACTGGTAAAAGTACCATTGCCAATAATACCCTGCTCCCCGGCGGCCAGCGCCGCTATCAGCAAGGCGACAGTGGCAAAACTCACCCCGTCGTTGGTGTTGGTCAGATCGCCTTCCAGTGGCCAGACGCCGCCGGTTACAGTCGGGAATGTTGTGGGTCGCCAGGCCGACCCGCTAAACATTAAAATTTCGCCTTCGTTCGGGCTTGTGTCAACCAGTGGAGAGCCAAAAAGTCCGGTGACTCTTGGATCAGGATATGAGCCGGTCAAATCTCCCCCGGCAACGCCCGAAATGGTGAACGGGGTGAATAGTCGCCGTCCGTCTCTGATGTCAATTTCGTTCAATTTGCTTTGGCTGCCATATACTCGCACCCTGGCCGCCGGAATAACCCCGGCTGGAAATGATACCAACGGGGGAGTCAGAGCGTCGCTGTATACCGTAGTTGTTCCGGTTATCGTCCCCAATGAATTGGCAATCGGGTCGAGGTAAATGCCCATATAGCGCATTGTGCCGGTCACGGTTGCATTGATTGCCGGGAGCAGGTCAACCCCAGGTAAGCCGCCCCACACGTGACCGCTGCCCTGGTACTCATATTCAAGCGAGTTGACAAAAATAGTTGTGCTGCCTGTACCGCCGTCCAGATAGGCCCGCAATGGCACAATCGAGCGGAGATGCACGTCAAGCGGATCAGAGCCGGGCGAGCCATCCGGCCATTCGTGAGTTGGGGCGTGGGGTGATGTGCTGCCCAGGATGTCGCCCCAGCCCGATTGTTCAAAGACGGACCAATCGGTATTTACCACCTGAATTAGCCCCGGTTGCCAGGGCAATTCTCCGATCAGCACCGGCCAATCGTTGACCGGGTTGACAGTCCGGTTGAATATCTCAAAATATTCATTGCTACCCCGGTTGAACCGGACATAAGATTTATCAGGCCGTCCCGGTACTTCGACATTGCCCAGGCCGTCGCCTAACACCCCCCTGGTATAGTTCGGCTTGGGGGAGAAACGGTTGAGTAGCAGATGTTTCAGGATGTCGATCAGTTCGTCATATTGAGCCATAAGTCAATTAAATCCATTTCAGGCTTGTAACCGTTGTCCCGGTCGGATGGTTTACGCTCATCGCCGTGCCGGTCACGTAGGGATAGTTGCTATAGACAATCGCCTCGGTTGCCGGTTCATCGCCGCCAATGACCACTGTACCCAAACTCTGATTGAGCGTCATTGCGCCGGGTCGTACCCCCGGAAACGGCATAGCGAATTTTTCAGATAGCACCCCCTCACCCGGCCCAACGCCAAAATAAAACTTGGCATAGGTGGCAGCTTCACCGCCCAAATCAATGGTATCAATCCAGGTATTTAAGTTCGCTGTGCCACAAGCGGCCTCGAAAGCTAAATCCGTGATAGTTTTGGCCGGATTTAGAGATAACGTATATTGCAACCAGCTTGCCGTACCGGTAAAAAAGTCATCATCATTACTGGCATCGTCATAAGTGGCTGAAACATGAAAAACTACATCCTCGGATGAAGCCTCCTGAATACCGTAAAATGTTAATTCGCTCTCCTGGCTCGATAAACCCGAAATACTCATCGCCCCGTTGTCACCAATGAAGGCTTTAAGATTGATCGAGCCAACGTTGGGATGCCCTTCTGCGCCATCCCAGGCGGCCAGGTTATCCATTGACCAGCCATCTTCATCAATGTCAAATGTCCAGATCGGCATTAGCCATTCCTCACGGCGTAATAGTTGCTTTCTGTGTCAGCTCCGAATGAGCCGCAAATATTACTACCCCATTGCCGCTCGATGACGCTATAGCTCCCGGTGACACCTGCGCCGGTATTGACCATAATGTGAACCGTGCCGCTTAATTCCTGCGGATTGTTCATTCTCCCGTAGACAAACACTTCCCCCACCGCGCCAAGCCGGTTGAACGGGTGAGCATAGTACACTTGATTATCGATGTCCGAGGCCGAGACATCGCCCAGGTTATAGCGCCCGGCGTGGCTCATATCCCCGGTGTTTAGTTTTTCTAGGTAGAGCGTGCCCGTGCCGATGTTATGCCAGGTCGTCACCCACAGCAGCCCGCCGTTGCCCCGGTCAACGCTCATTCCCAGCGGGCGCACCTGCGCCGAGCCGGTCAGGTTGTGCCATTCGTAATCAAAACCATCTGATGTTTTGGCGACCGCCGCCCGCCACTCACCGCCCGTCTGCCAGCCGGCCAACACATACAGTCTATCTTCACTAAAGATGTCAGCCGCCAGCCGTAGCATAGTTACAGCGTCAATAGTGCCGGTTTCAGCGCCCCAATTTGGCGCATCCAGAAAGCCGGTCCGGTCGTTCCAGTTTTTACCGCTGTCGGTTGAGCGCACCAGGAAACCTGGCCCGCAACCCCACATAATCACGTTATCCGGGTTATACCCCTGCTTAAAGGTTGTCCAGGGGTCGGGTATCATATCTTCAAAACCCAATTGATCGGGGTCAACCAGTCCACTTACCCGCCTGGTCCACGCCTGCCCCACCCCGGCGGCGTAGTAGTAGCTGCTGCCAGTGGTGGCCGAGGCCAGCGCCACCGGTCCACCGACTGCCAGCGGCGGGCCGGGCGTTGTAGTCAATTTCTGTTCCGGCGGCCCGCAAGGGATGTCAACCGTCACCCCCGGCTCACCGCTCGATTCCGGTTCGAACTCGACATCTACCCGATAAAAGCCGCCCTCATGGTCGTATTGGCGATTGATGCGTCGGGGAATAAGATTAACTGACAAAGCCAACTCCCGATTATTGTCAGTCGCCTCGAAAATGGTGGGGAATAGATCTTGCGGCCCGACGGTGAAAGAGGCGTCATTTAAGAATGACATCCGGTAAGTTGGATAACGCTGGTTGAATTTAGCCAGTAAATGCCCGGTTCTGACATTCAAATCAGTTTGCCCGGATAAAATGAGCCGGTCGAAGTTCATCTCCTTGCCGTATGATTTCATCGCATCGCCCGGCGCTTCAGAGAATAGCGGGCAAATATCCTCAGTTGGTTGGCCGTTGTAATAAATGCCGCTGGCTTTGACCTGGCGGGCCGGCCACTGGTAATCGTGGCGCTCCTCGATAAAAGCATCGTTGACCCAAATACCCTTATGTAAGGTTTTGCGGGTAGTCGCCGTCGCTCGCTCAGTTGTGTTTTGCAGGTTGTAATCAATGACGTGATAAAGGACGCTCTGATGGGTGCTAACGACCTTGCCCAATATCGAGGCGACCAGCTCATTTTGCACCATCGAATATAAATCAGTCGGCCCAAAATCCTGGCGAAAAATGCGCCGGGTATCGTTGGACGGAATGACGCTGGTCATTGCGTCCAGCGTTGAGCGCCACTTGTAGAGAAATGAGGCGCAGCGGTCTACGGTCAATTGCTTGCCGGTGTCCCAGGTCGTTGGCGTGGTAGCATCCTTGAGACTGGCCGGGAACATTGACAGGTTACGCATTATGTTATCTATCGTCCCGATTCTGAATGATACCTCGCCGGTGTCCGGGTTTTGCCGGACTGAATTGCTCAATATGTAGCCAACAAAAAGAACGTTGTCCCGGTATGGCCAGCAACCGGTGGCCGTCGTTTGGGCCGATCCGGGCCTACAGGCGTTAACTACCAGACATTCTTCCGGGAATTGGGTCTTGCTGGCGTCAGTTCCCCGAACTACAAAAGACGCCTCTCCGCCACCCTGGTTGAAATCAATATTGTCATTGATGGAGTCGAAGTCAATGAACACCGTCGCCGCCGGGTCGGTTGGGTCGATAGTAATGGCCCAGGTATAGCCGGTGTGGGGGTTACCATTGCTATCAATTACTCGTAAACTAACCAAATGCCAACCGGGAGATGTCCAACTAAACGTTACCGGGCTGGCCACCGTCCCGGCGTTTGAGGATGTGCCCTCAACGCTGTCGTAAGCGGTCCAGAGATAGCTTGATAAAGTTGCGCCGGGAGCAAGGGCATAGGATTGGTTGCCCACAAAACTGATTTGCGCCTGCCCCGCCTCAATAAAGCCAACGCCCGGCGGACCGGGAACAGCAACCGGATACCAATTAAGCGTCTGGTTGCTGTATGCAACATCATAATCCTCTTTAATGGTGACATTAAGGCCGCTCTGGGTGAACTTGGGGTATTTGGGCCAAAGGCGAATATCCCATTTGATGGTAATATGGTCATTGTTTTGAATGAGCGGCCCAACATCGTCCGATTCGTCAATAACCAGCGTCCCGGCAGCGCCGCCGGGGAATGAACGCAGCCGCCGCTTGCCCCGCTCGCTGCCCCCGGCGGTCGAGCCAAAAAGAACTGTCATTCCGGCCAGAGGATTGCCAAACGAACCGGTTACGCCGGTATCAAAGGGGATGTTGATATAGGGACTGGCCGGAGTCCCATTGACCAGACCGGTAAAAACGGTCGTAGAGGGTTGCGGACAAAGGTAAAACTCAAGCGGAGTAAGATTGCTCATACTGTCCCGGTTGCGCTCAGGCTAATATGATCTAATATCATTCGTCCGCCCTCGCCCCAACCGTCCGAATCGACATCAGTAAATTCGTAATTAAAATCAGCAATATTTACGCCTGTGAAGCCCGTCAACTCGCCGGTTTTGGGATGCGGCAAAATGGCGGTATGGAGGCCGCCGGCCAAAAATCTATCCTCGAAATAAGCTACATCCGGGTTAGTTTCCAGCGCCCCGAATGATAGTTCGATGCGCCAAAAGTTACTATAAATCGACTCGCCCACTCCGCTGGTAGCGACTCTTTGCCGCTGCCAGCGTTTGGCAATAGGATTTTTGCTGAATAATTGGCCGTCCAGTTTGTATGTACCGCTCATTGTCGGTTACAATATCCTTATGGCTGAATTGAAAAAACTTTCACCAAAAATCAATACGGTTCTGTCGATTCGAGATGGCTGGAATTTTGGCATTGGTTTTTTTGCAGTCGCTTTCATTTTTACGTTCATCGTCATTCCGGCTATCTCCTGCTCCGCCGCCATTATCCTGGCTATGCTTGGCCTGTCCTTACCGACCGGCGGATAACATTACCCCGGCCTCTCTAAGAGCATTAGCCAGCACCCCGGCAATGGCGTCCCGGTCGGTACTGCGTACCCCCGGTGGTGCACTACCACTCATTCTTAAATCAATTTCCAGCCGTTTGGTTTGCTCAAAATTCAAGTTCTGGCGCATCTGGTTTAGCGGCATAAACTGAACAAGTTCCGGCGTTTCACCAAATTGGGCCAGGGTGGGCCGGGTCGCCAGTAGTGTGCCGCCGTGTTGAAACGTGGGTATCTGTTGCGGCATATTGATATTACCACCCCCGGACGACCGGCGCGGCGACGTGGGCAATTCGCCCCCCTCGAATTCGATTTCCAGCGTCATTTTCTGGCGGCGGCGGGCGGCAAATTCTTCCATCAGCTTGTCGATTTGCCCACCTTCGCCAAAATATTCGGCCAGGGTTTCTAGAATCTCTTGCGCCCCCTCTTCGTTGATTTTGTCCTGATCGGCCAGGGCTTTGGCCTCGGTTTCAAGGCGCTTGAATAGGGCTTGCTCAAGTTCGGCCTGGCGCTCGTTAAAATTATTCGTTTCTCTTTGCTTGCGTTCGGCCAGGGCTTCGTCAAGTTGAGCCAGTTCCCGTTGCCGCCCCTCCGCGGTGCGCTGCTCAAGTTCGGTCAGGGCTTCGGTGCGCCGGTCTATAATCTCTTGCGCCCGGCGGTCTTCAGCCTCGATTGCCTGGCGTAGATTCTCGCTAAAATCTTCCCGGTCCCGGCTCTGTTGGGTGTTAAAATCATCGGTCCGTTCCTGGCGTTCCCGTTCATACTGGCGGCGTAAATCACGCACCCGCCCGGCGTCCCGGTCTTTAACGGCGTCCTCCAGATTGTCGATAAACGAGAAACGTAACTCCCGCATTTCTTTAAGGTGGTCTTCGGTTTCCCGCAGTTCATCTTTTTGAAAATCTTTGCGGTCCTGGGCCAGTTGCCGGTCAGTATCGGCTTGCAGTTTTTCCAGATCGGCGCGGGCATCCTTCAGAATATCGGCCTGCCCTTTGGCTAACTGTTCGTCATATTTGGCGTTAATTTCCAGCCGGGCCTTGTTCCCTTCGGCCTCGATTTCGGCCATTGCCGCGTTGTGTTCATTCTGATTCTTCTCAAGGGTGGCGTTTGTTTCCGCTTGCAGGTCTAGCAGTTCTGCGCCAAGTTCCCCGAATCGCTTGGCAATTTCGGCGGCGTTTTTATCGACCGCGCCGGGCGGTATTACCGGCGCATTATTAGCCAGGTCGTTACCGGCTTGCTTGGCGGCGTCGCGTTGCTCCTGCCAGCCTTGCTTGATTTGGTCAAAGGCTTGACTGGCAATGTTAGGTAGATTCTTTAACACTAGCACGGCAAGCTCGCCCTCTTCCTGAAATTGGGCCATTGCCTCTTGCGCGGCGGTGATGGGATTCTCAAAGTTAATCAGGGCTTGCCCGGCGGCGGCGAGTCCGGCAAATTCGGCCTTTGCAATGGTGAACGCGGCCTTGATTGCCTCGACAAACGTGCCCGCGCCGGCGGCAATCCCGGCCAAAACATTCGTGATGATACTGGCGCTGCCCTCGGTTTCGCCGGTAATCCCCTTCAGGGCTTCGACATAGCCTTGTCTTAACGGTAGCAATTGCTCGCCCAGCAAGGCTATCTGGTCCTCAATTTCGGCGTTAAGGGCGGCCTCGCTGCCGGCCAGGGTTTCGGCAAATTTGGCGGCCCGGCCTTGTAGCTCGTTTGTTTGCTCAAGAAAAAGGTTGTAACGCTGCTGCGCCTTTTGGCCGTCGTCAAGTTCTTTCCAGACCATCCCCTGGCTTTCGGCATAGGCTTTGACGGCGTTCTCATTAAGGCTAAGGCCAAGAAATTCAGCCGATTCAGCCTCGCCTCTTAAGGCGCTGGTCGTGCGCTCGATTGCCCCGACAAGGTCAGTTTTCCCGGCGGCAAGATCGGCGCTGCGGCGTAGCAGCACGCCCATTTGTTCTTCAGTCAACCCTAACCGCTTGGACATATCGACCAGCCGGGCGGCGGCGGTGTTCAACTCCTGTTCGGAAAATACCTTAAGCTCGGCCCGGAGGTCCTTCACGGTTTGCGCCCAACTTTGGCTTGAGCCAACCACAGCCCCAAATTCGCGGGCGGCGGCGGCGGCGCTGCCGGCCAGGGTATTTTGGGCGGCGTTCAATCCGATAGCGGCATCAGTCGCCTTCTTAATCCCGGCCACAAGTGAGCCAATAGCGGCCAGGGCCGCGCCGATAGCGGCGGCCACCTTAAGGCCAAATTCAACCCCCGACTTTTTGACGTTATCAAAAGAACGCTTGCCGGTCTTCTCAAATTTCTCCAAATCGTCCTCAGCCTCGTTAACGGCCTGCTTGGTTTCTTTCAGCAGGTCGGTAACATCGGCCCCAATAGATACATACAACCGTTCGATTTCGCCTGATTTATCAGCCATTGTGTATACCTCGTTTCTTTAGGGCCATTGCCGCCCCGATTGTGCCATAATCGAATTGTAAAAGTTCGGCCTTTAATTGTAATTCCTGAAAAAGGGCCAGCCGGTAAACCGGAAAGAGGATATTGATAAAAATATCCTTGAGTGGTTTTGTATCTATACCCACAGTTTCCAGAGTTGACTTAAGCCGGTTAGCTGTATTGGTAACGGCTGTGATGCTATCAAGGAGACTGGTCAAAACATCAATCAGGCCGTTAATGTCGGCGGTGGTATCAAGTTCGGCATATTCGGCCAGGGCCTTAGCTGTATCCTCAACAGCATCGGCCAATTGCTGAATCTTTTCCGGCTCCATCTCTTTGAGGCTATCAAGCAGCGGCGTAGTCGCCAATTCGGTCGCCATCGCCGCCGCCTGGCCCAGGGCTTTAGCCAGGGCCACAATTGCCCCGCTCATATCCTCAGTTGAAATGATGTCGAGCAGTTCTTTGGCGTCATCCCGGATTTGCCCAAAAAACGCTTCGCCGCCTTCCCTGAGCAACATCCCCTGGAAATCTTGCAGGTTGCTCATTACGCCCTGGAACGTGGCGCTAAGTCGTTCCATATTGCCGGCAAATTTGTCGCCAACCAATTCGTTGAATTTTTCCCACATCACCGTACCGGACGCGCCTTCTTTTTGCAGCTTTTCCAGTTCTGCCCGCGCCTGCCCGGACAATGCGCCCATCTCTTGTAACCGCATTGACGCCTCGCCAAAAGGCCGGCCCGCCTGCATCGCGTCATACATCCGCCCGATCCACATGGCCACGTCTGCAAACGGCTGGTTGACCCCGGCGGCAATGTCACCAATCATTGTCAGGTTGTCGCCCGTTGATAGAGCCGCCCCGCCAAACATTTCGAGCATCCGGGAGGCTTGCACGATCTCAGGCAGTTCAAATGGGGTCTTGACGCCAAATTCGGCCAGTTCATCAATGCGCTGTTGGGCGGCGCTGGCCGAGCCAAGCATCGTCTCAAATTGAGTTTGAAACGTTTCAAATTGAGCATTGGCGGCAATAGCGGCTGACCCGATATTCTGGAAAAAGCCGACAATCTTTTGACCGGCCAAAAAACCGGCAATGACGCCAAACATAACTTTGAGTTTGCTAAATACCTGATTGACGCCGCCCCAACTGGTTTTGGCCTTTTCACCGCTCTGCTTGAACTTTTCGCCAAGCTCCTCGGCTTTCTCTTTGGCCTTCTGTACTTCCTCTTTGAGCTTGGCGGTTTTCTTCAGAAATTCGTCAATGTTAGCCGGCCCTAGCGCATCCTCCGCCGTGTCGCCAAATTTCTTCAACTCCTTTTCGGCCTCGGCCACGCCTTTCTTGGTGTCGGTCAGTAGCTTGGAAACGTCAGCGCCTATTGAGACGTAAAGTTCTTCTATCGGTTCATTTGGCATAGCGCACCGTCAACCCCAATTCTTTGGCCGTTGTCACCAACCCGGCGAAGTCGTTAATATCATCCAGTACCGGCAACACCTTAATTAGCTCAACCGGCTTGACCACTGCCATCTCCTCCGGTGTCCTGTGTAGCAAAATAGCAAAAGCCGCCGTGATGTCCTGCGGTTTCATCCGGTCGGCAACGGCCTGCATAATAGCCGATAGCAGCCGGGGTCTATCGCCGCCGGTGTAGACCAGCGCCCGGTTAAAATCGCTCAAGACGTCCTCGATAAATGGCAGGTAGGGTGCAATGAGAAAAAGCAGCCGCAGCGTTGATTCAAGGTCAAGCGGTTGGGGGGTGAAAGGCTGGCCGCCGATGGTCAGTGAAGCCGATTTATTGAATAAATTCAAAATCTTCATTGGTCTTATTTGTCAGATTGATGATATTTCCTATTGGCAGCATATCCCGGCGCACCCGGCGCAATTTCGGCTGGCCGCTGGTGTCATCCTTCATCCAGCTTGGCCGGGGTATCGGTCTGAACGTTGATTTTTTGCTGTTTTTGTCGTAATGATAGGCCAACTCGGATAAGCTACGCCGCTCGTCCGCCTCGTCATATTCCGCAATCATAATCTCTTGCAGATAGGCCGCTGCCTCTTCCGGCCACAGGCCGAATACCTGTGCCGGACTCCACCCGTAACGGCTTGCCAGTTTGTGAATCTGCCAGGCCCAACCCCGGCCAGGGTAATCATAAGGGGTGGGCTTCCCCTGGGGGTCGGTTGGCATTGTCGCCCGCTGCCAGGCCATTGTCACCAGGCTGCGATTCAACTCGGCCAACTGTAGAAACGCCCGCAATTGTTCAAGGCCGCTTTTGCCGTCCGCCTGCCAGCCGCACAGCTTGAAATATTGCCTCATCAGGTCAACCGTCACTGCAATGTCTTTGTCATCTAATGCCCGGTTGATCTGTTGGAGCAAGCGCCCAAGCTGCAAATGAACGCCCAACCGGGAGCGGGGTACAAGTTGACCTTGTATCACCGCTCCCTGATTGGGGTCAGACATCTCAAGATAGTGCATCCTTTAGATAGCCGATGGGTCGGCCCGGACGATGGTCATGAACAACTGGTCTGCCGGCTTGGTGGTATCGGCAAATGCCCGGAGCGTCACCGACAGGGTAGACGGTGCGCCATAGGCAAAGGTCAGCGTCCAGGCGTCCACGAACTGGCAGCGGTGGGCGGTGAAGTTGATGTAGTCACCCGCCGTTTCGTCGTAGACGACCGCCCCGTAGACGTGCCAATACTGTTGGTTATTTGGCTGGCCGATGCCCATTTTCTCGGTCGCCCCGACAGTCGTGGTGACTGCCCCCCCTCGCAGAATTCTGGTCAGAGTGTCCAACGGTAACATCGTCTTGAGCGTGAAAGTCAAATCCAGGTAAGACAACTTCTGAATTTGGCCCTTGTCGCCAACGGTATCACAGCGGATATTCGTACCTTCATACGAGGTGGTCAGGGCCACGCCCTCGTAACATTCCAGGGCGTAAGCCGGATAAGTGGTCGTGCCGGTCAAGCCCCAATAGAAGCCGTCGCCGTCGGGGTTGTTTAACTCATTGGCTAGAAAATCCTGAAACCACAGGCTGGGAGCGGTGTCCAGGTAGATGTCGTCCTGGGCATTGATCGTTCCCAGCGGAGTGCCGGTTACAAGCGTCATATTAAACCTCCTGTTTGAACTCTACCGCCTCGAAGTAGAAGCGATCCTGGGCCGGTGTGCCCGCCGAGGCGCAACAGCCCGGCCCCGGATTGCGTTTCAAGGCCAGCAGGTAATGATAATCCGCCGGATTGTGGACCGGCTGGATTTGGCCCGGCGCAAAACTGAAACGCTTGCCGGATGGACAATTGACCTTGACCGGGCCGGAGTAAACGCATTTGATGAATTTGACTGACTCGCTTAACGGACGGGTCGCCGGTTTCGGAGGTTCAATCTCCCGAATGACCGGCTCGACTGCCGTTTCGGTCGCCTTCGATTCAAATTTAGCTTTCATATATCTGCATCCTGTACAATCCGATAGCCCGCCATATCCGCTCGCCCGTCCGGGCGGCGTGGGTCAGGCCGTCAGATTGGATTAGCAACGAGCTAAAGCCGCTGCCGGTTATTCGCTGTCCCACCAGGGCCGCATTGACCAGGGCGGCCAACTCGTCCGCCTCTTGACTGCTGTCCCCTTCACTGAAACTTAACACGGAAAACGGTATTTCGCCCGTTGTCAGATAACACACTGAATTTTCCGGGCCGGCTTGCTGTGTCCCCGTTTCGACCCGGACGGCAGGGTAGACATATTCTGTCCCCTGCCAGCTTGATTCCCTGATCTCGCTGCCGGCGCTTTTGGCCGTGAGCCAGGTGGTTAGGGTGCTATTCGTTTTGAGCTTGGCGACAATCGCCGCCTGAATGGTGTTATTGGCAATCATTTCTTGAACGCTGCAATGATATTTTTGATAAGTAGTTGTTTGACAACCGGTTCACTTTCTCTCAGGGCCGGTCTTAGATATGGCTGCGCCGGGATGTTTGAGCCGGGATGGTTGACATATTTGGCGAATACAGTTTCACCGCCAATGTCGAACTTGAGCGCCTTTTTATTTCTCGGCCTGATGATATGCGGCGGCGTTTTCCCCCCAAACTCCTGAATAGCAGCATACTTAACATTTGTGCCGGCAGCATACTCAACATTTATGCCGACCGTGATATACCAGGCCGTCAAGCCAACCTCAGTCGGCATACTGTGAGTAATCGACCGCTTGAGCCGCCCGGTTAGCCGGGGCGCTTTGTTGGTAGCTCGCTGCGCCACTATCATCGCCGCTTCGATTAGCCCCCGCTTGACGCCGTTTTCGAGTTTGGCGAGTTTGGTGTCAAGTTTGCCGCTGCGCTTCACTTCGCTCATTGTCTCGCCCTGCTCCGCTCGATCCGGCTCAAGGTAAATTCGGTATGCCCTCGCTGCGGTCTGCGGTTGTCGTGCTGCAAGCCAAGAATCCTGAATCGCTCGCCATAATAGGGACTGTCAACCGGCCAAGTCACCTGAACTTCATCCCGTTCAAATAGGGTCAAGTTTTGGGTGTTGATGATTAAATCAAAAGTCCGCTCCACCTCCAGGCCGCTATCAAGCGACACCTGAGACGGGCGTCTCGAACTGAGCCGGGCCGGTATACCACTGTATACCACAGAGCCGGTGATAACCGCCCCGCCTACAATGTCATCACTACTATAACCGTTACGGATGAACGATACTTCGATATTCAGCCCAAGCATCTACCACCCCAATTTCATTGCCCGCTTGTATTTAAACGGGCTTAACATCCTGGCGGCATAGTTGGCCCTGGGGCTGTCACCAAAAGCCGTGTATCGGGTCGAACTCGCCGCCCTCGTTTCGCTGTAAGAGAGCGAACTGAAATTCGTCACGCCGGGGTCGCCTGCGCCGCCCTCCGCTCCCGCCGGGTCGGTCATCTGCTGTAAGGCCAGATCAGCCGCCGTGACCAGGCCCATCAAGAGCCGGGGGTCGCTCCACGCCCCAGTGGGCAGCCCGGCGGTGTAGGCAATCTGAACTTGCAGCGGCCCATTGCCATAAGCCCCACAGCGACAACCGCTACAACTGGCCTTGACCGTATTGCCGCACTCTCTCAGGCTGACAATGCCCGCTTCCGGCGACAGCACCCAGGCGCACCCCTCGATTTCGATACTGTCAGCGGCGCAATTGCAACCTGAATCGTGAACGGCGGTCACGCTGCCCACTGATATAAGGTGACTTTGAGGCAGTTGCAACGGTTGGCCCATCGGCGGCCAGCTATATGTTCCGGTGATGGTTGTCGGGCTTAAAAATGTGCCGATTTCCTGGGCCGCCTGCCCTTCGGCAATAGCATAGGCCGCCTGGCGTTGGGCCGGCGTCGTTGTGCCGGTTGAGCCGCCATAAGCCGTGAAAATGTTATCAGTTAAAATTTGGGGAGTTGTGACAATGGGTATCACGCTTCCTCCTCGTACCATTGGGCCATAGCCGAAGCGGGTTGGGCGCTGCCGGCCCGGTTGATACCTTGCAGATAATAAGCCGTGCCGGTCCGCAAAATCCATTCTGTCCCGCGCCGCCCCACGCCGCCACTAGATTGAGATGGACCAGTACCGCCCGGCTCAAGGAAGTTTTCAATCAATGTGCCGGTCACAAGCGTTGGCCCGGTCCTGACTCCAACCGTAGTCGCTTTGGCCGACATCCGATTCAGGTTATAGGGGGTTGCCACCGTCCCGGTGGCGCTGAATGTTGCGTTTTCCCATAACGCTACCTCAGTGTCACCGCCCCCGGCCACGTCAAAGGTGAAATGAGCGGTTTTAGAGGTCAGTTGCAGATACAATCCAAAAGCGGCGTTATCGGCTACGTCCGACCCGTCCGGGCTTTTCCAAAAGGCCAGGAAGGTGTTGCCTTCGTGAACCTCGTGGTGGGGGAAGTCCACCGTCACCAGGGCGTTATCAACCTCATCAACTAACAGGTTGCCATCACTGCCAACCAAAAGAACCTCACGTGAGTTTTGTAAAATCGGCCTCATAAATACCTCCATTCATCCCAGATAAGCAGCGCCCCACAACGGGCGTTGAAAATCATTGCATTGCGGTTGATCGGATAGCCCCTCGGCGATTGCTCTACACTCGCCCCGACGTGATGGTAGGCCACCGCCGCCGGGGTGTAAATCACCTTATAATCGAGCGACCGGGCCACAAAACATAGTTCGGCATCTTCATAAGTGCCGGGGCTGTAAACCTCGTTGAATGGTCCTTTAGTCGGGTCGCCGGCGTCGTTGTAGGTTTTAAGCGCCCGGTTCAGCACTTCCCGGCGCACCATCAGGCAGGCCCCGGTCACGGCCTGGACCTCTCGCCGCTGTTGTACTTTGGGATGGTCGGCGCTCCAACCGATGTTCAGATGGACGATCTCACCCCGGAAATTGACGCCAAGCCCGGCGTGCTGCACCCGGTCCGCCGGGCGGCGGGGGTCGCTGCTGTTGTGGGGGAAAAGTAATAGCGGTCCGACTACGCCAATTTTCGGATCTGAAAATTCAGCGAGCATTGCCTGAAGCGAGCCAGGTGTCAATTCGACATCGGTATTGAGGATCAGCACGAACGGCGCAACTCCGGCTTTGATACCGTCATTGACCGTCCTGGGGAAACCGGCGTTTTGGCTGTGCCGAATTAGCCGGTGATGACCGTTGAGCGAGCCATAGAGCCGGTTAAGTTCGGGCTGGTCCGGGCCGGCGTCATCAATAATGACGATGTTGAGCCGCAACCCATCTCTGGCGGCTTCGATACTATCAAGGCACTTTGCCAGCAGGTCGGGCCGGCCATAGACCGGAATGACGATATCGAGGCCGGCAATGTTGGGTTGCGGTTTCTGTTTGCGTTTTGCCATTACACCAGCACCTCCGCCGGTGACAATTCGGCCATATTGATAATCTCCCCAACCACGCCGGGGCTGCGCCTGGCTTTGGTTCGTTCAATCGCCTCAATCAGCACCTTGCCCGCCTGCGCCCACGTGCGCCCGTTGGCGTAAGCCTGCGCTCGGTTTAGCATCTCTATCTGGTCGTTGACCGACATCCCGGTAAACCACAGTTGCAGCTTGTAAAGGCCATCATCCCGGCTGGCTAAATAGCGCCGGCTGTTGCCCCAGGGGTCAATCATTACGTAATCAGACGAAATGAGTAATCCTCGTCCATCGTTCAGATGTTCGGAAATAGCGGCGCAGTTCGTCCCGGCCACCGGCAACCGGCAAGACATCGCCTCCAAAACCGGCATTGCCAGCCCTTCAGCCTTGCTGGTCAAGAGGAACATATCAGCCGCCGCATAAAGCGACCACAACTGTTTGAACGGCATCCCCCGCTCCCAAATCTGAACTCGGTCCATAATGCCAAGTTGTAAGGCGTAATCTTCCAGCTTCCACCCGACCGGCGAATGAGGCCGGGTCACGAGCCAATAGACCGCCCCCGGAGTCCTGTGGGCAAAGTCGGCAAATATCTCCATTGACCGGCTTAAATTCTTTCGCTCTTGATTGTCGGCCACAGTCAGGATGATAGTTTGCCCCTCCTCCACGCCAAGCCCCTGGCGCAATAGGATGCGCTCCTCTGGCGTCGGCGGTCGCCAGCTTTGCGGGTCAAAAGCAATGGGAATAAATTCACTCTCCACGCCAACCGCTTCAAGTTCAGCCTGGCCGAACCTGGACATAATCAACCGTTCATCCATCCTGAGTAAACTCATTGCCCAGGGCGAGCAGAGCGGGCCAGCTTCGAGGGGGAATAAGCCGATGTAAGGCCACTCAGACGGGGTATTGAGTTGGCGCAATAACATCTCCTGTAACGGGATGTCCAGCGCCACGACCACCGCCTCGATGTCGAGTTTGGTCGCCTTGAATTGCCGGAGCATTGGCGCTATTTCTTGCACCCCGCCAACCTGGACGATGGTAAATGGGTGATAATGTTCCTGGCCGTTGTAACCCAGGCCCAGGGCAATGACTTTATAGCCGCTCGTTGTCAGTTCGGTACACAGGCTAACGGCGATATTGGCGTAACCGCTGCCTCGTAAATCAAAGTCGGATATGTAAATAACGGTCATTCAAATTCCCCTGTTTCAATCAATCGCTCCCATTGCTGACAAATCCGCTGCCAGCTAAACCGTTTCCGGGCCTTCTCAATCATAACCGAGTCGAATGGCTTGTTAAGCATCTCAATTACCTTACTGACAAACCATTCCTTGAACTCATACGAAGCCGGTACACCATCCCGGCTGTAGCCAAATTCGTTGGTTGTCTTGAGCGCCCCGACCGTTGATGTTACCGGTGTCGCCCCTGATACCTGACATTCAGCGGCGCTGATGCAAAATAGCTCCTCATACGTGCAAGGGTAGGGCTGGCATACCGCCGCCTGCTGCTCCTGAACCAACCTGGCCCGCTCGACCTTGCCTAAAAAAGTCACGTCCGGTTCGTCAATCCAGTCGAGCCGGTGACGGTGATTGTTGGGCGAGGCGTTGCCCCATAGCCGGTAATCGGAGGTAATAACCAGGCTCGCCCCCGGCGCTTGCCGTTTGATTTGCGGCCAGACTGAGCGCAAGATGTCAAGTCCCCGGTCTGGGACGCTACAAAAGATACAGCGCCCGGTAATCTTTTGGCCCATCGGGTCGCCGTAATCGCCCAACCTTACACCCAAATCAATGTAGCCGATTCGCTCCGCTTCAATGCCATAGCGCCCCCGGTGATAGGCGACGTGATAGGGGCTAATGCACACCACCTTGTCAACCCAGGGAAAAATGTCCCGACCAAAGTCGCCGATGGTGAACTGGTCACAGGACCAGTGAATTTTGTAACCGGCTTTGACCGTTCTAAGCAGCGGATTAGGGCTGCGGAACAGGATAAAGACATCTCGACTACCTGCCGGGTTGAAATCAGCCTTATTGACATAATTGCAGCCACTATAATCGCCTGTAGCGGTCGGGTCATTGTAGACCGTTACGTTATGACCTCTATTCGCCATAGTCTCAGCCCAACTCATCAATGCTAATTCCGCTCCGCCAACTCCTCGCCCGTAGATGTCGGGGGGAATGACGCCGATAGGCGAGCCGTCGGTACAGAGGATGTCGATTTTTAGGGTCATTGCGTTTTTTTATTTTTCAATTTATAATGATTACAAGAGGTAACGTATGGAAAATCTTAACGAATATTTGGCTAACCTTAATCAATTTTCAAGGATTGTCATTCAACTTTGCAGCGGTTTGTTTGGCGTATTATTTGGAACATTTCTATATTTGGTAATTGCCCACTATCGGGAACGAAAAAGACGCCTTAGACAAATCCGGGCCAAACTATGGCCTGATGGAAATTGGCCTGAACAAGCTAATCATTTTTAGACTCGTTTTTCAATCTTTGAACTTCAATGGTAATTCCTTCCGCCATTCCAATAAAGCAAAATTGTTCTTCCCCCTTAATCCAGTCGTCTAGCTGTTGTTTAAGTAATTCAATTCTGGAAATGGCGGCACTTTCTAATGTCGATGCCGAATAAGTTATAAGGAATATATACCGGCTATCAGCATCTATTTGTATAGTCCGAACCTGTTCTGATTTTGATTGATTAAGGTCTTTTAATTTTTGAATTGCTGTTAAGCCCATTTTCTGCCCTTTCTAATGATAGGGATTCCCCGCTCAAAATCCTTTTTATTCACCTGGCTGGTCGTGTGAAAGCCAAAAGTGACGTGATTGAGGCAGACGAACGCCCGCCCCTCACCGTCCGGGTTGGCAATGACCGCCGCTGAGCCACAGGTACACATAAAAGAGCTTGTGCCGGGGGAGGTATCCGGGTTGACATAGATAAAATGGTTGTCGTAGGGGGTGCAGCGCACCATTCCGTATTGGTCAGCGTACAGGTGCGATTGCCGCCGGATGGTTGCGCCTTTGGCAGTGGTCGCCTGTTGCGGGTCGCCCCGATGGTTAATGATGTTCAATTTCTGCTCCGATTATATTCTTTAGTAGTTACGCTTAAATTATCATCGGTTTGATTGGCCGGATTGTGGTCTTTGTGATGGACATCTTTATTATCGCCTTTTTTGACCTTTTTCTTTTTTATCATTTTACGCCGGGAGGCATTGCGTTGCGCCCGTCTCTTGATTTGTTTCGGCTTACCGTGATATTGCTTGTACTCCTCTTTGTAATCTCTTTCAATCTCAGCCGATAAAGTAATCAATGCTCCTTTTAATTGTTGGATTAAATCAATCAAGTCACTCCTCAAATCGGGCACTGATTGCCTCCGTAGTTGATAATCACATCCCCGGCCCACTCGTAAGCCGGCCACAGGGTCAGCGTCTTTTCAATAAATTGCACATCCGAACCGTGTCCACCAAATTCGCCCCACCTGGCCCGGCGGTTGCGGTCGTTAGGTAAACACAACATCGAGCCGCCGACATTGCCGGGGGTGACGACCGTCTCTTTCCAGATGACGCCGTTTTCAGGATGGTTCATCCTGAATATAACCGGGCCGCCGTTCATCCTGGCTCTGACCGTCTCGATTGCGCCGGAGGTGAAGGTGTCGTCATCATCAAGAAATAGAAAATAGTCACAGTCACTTAATTCCATTGCCAAATCACGTAAGGCATTGCCGTAATTGCCGGTAAGCTGCTCGCTCTCGATATAGAACAGGTAAGGCATATCTGCCCACAAACGCCGGTATGTCGCAAACGCTTCCGGCTGCGGCCCATCGGCAAAGATAATCCATTCGTCGCCGGACTGTAACCGGGCGCTGGTCAAAGCTCGTTCAAGGGTAGGCCGGCCTATGGTTGGGGTGATGACACAGATATTAGGCTGCATACTCCCTCACAATGTCGGTCATTTCCTTTTTTCCGGCCCAGGGGTTATTTTGCAAAAATAACCAATATTCCTGCATCGAGTCGATGTCGTTGGTATAATCTTCAACTTCGTTAAAGACGCTACATTCCACGTAGTCAGTCGCCTCAAGGGGGATATGGCAATAGGAACGGTAAAACTCCCATAGCTTGCCCCGGCCGCCTTTTTCGGCGTTATGTTTGGCGTTTTCCAGCGCCAGAATGACATCACCCCAGGCTTCCGAGTCAAACGACAGGCCAACGATCTCCCACTTGAAGCCGTAGACCGCCAGCGGGTCACGGTTGGCGAGCAGCAGCCGCATTGTGTAATCGGAGTAGATGACATCACCCAACAGCACCGCCGTTCTTTCCTGCCATAGTTGCCGGGTGCTAAGTAGCGTCTCGACAATCCAACGCCTGAATTGCGGTTCAAAGCAGTTTAGTTCAAGCGCCTTGATTGCCGGGTTATGAGTAACGATAATCGGGCTGCCCCGGTAAAGGCTGGCTTGCCGGTAGGTGCGCTGGATAAGCGGCTGGCCGCCAATTTCGGCCAACTGCTTGGGTATGCGCCCATTCCAGCGGGTGTTGTCACCGGCGGCCATAATCAGGCTAATCATAGCTCCCCCAAAATCTGCGCTATTCTGGCGTCCCAACTGTGAGGTTGCACCGCCTCATACCCGGCCTGAGCCACTGCCGCCAATTCTTTAGGATGGTCGTGATAGTACATCACCTGCTCTGCTGCCTCGTCCAATGTCTCGAATACTACCACCTGCCCCCGCTTGAAAAAGCGGTCAAGGTCGGGCACATAGTTGACTACCGCCAGCCGGCGCATTGCCGTTAACTCGAACACCCTGGCGGTCAGGTCTTTGAGGCTTGACCAATTCAGGCCGATAGGCGCTTGATTGTAGAGCGCCCTGGCCTCGTCAAAGGCCGGTCCTAAATCGTAGTAAACTTTCAGCCCCCGCCGGCGCAATTCGTCAACTAGCAAATTGCGGTTAGCATAATGCAGTCCGATAAGGCACACGTCATACTGTTGCGCTTGCTCCTCCGGCTTATGCCATTCCGGGTCGTAGCCGTAAGGTAGATATTCGTCGCCCGCCTGCATATAAGGCGTTTGCATACAATAAAAAGTATCGGCAAGCTGGCGCTGGCTGTTGTAGTTGAGACAATGAGGGTCAGTGCCGACAATGACATTTTTGCCGTGCTGCGGTTTGCCGAGCCAATGGAAACCGGCGTCAATCTGTAACCATAAATCCGGCGTCCAGGGCAGCTTTTTCTCGACATAGCTAATCGGGATATGGTTGGGAATCGGGTTAGAGGAGGGAATAGCCAGGTCCGGCGCTTTGGCATATTTGGCCGGTAGATTCATTCCGCCGTCCCAGGGTATCCAAGAGCCGGTGTAAGGCCCGGCGGTGAATAACTCGACATCGGGCCGGCGGCGCAGAGCGGCCTCGAAGTACCTGCTAATACTCATCGGATACCAAATCGAACTAAGAACTATCTTCACGTCTGCCACTCCCTGGCCCATTCCGGCAAATCGACCGGCGGCGCATAGATGCTTTCAAGCGGGTGTACCTGCGGATACCCCCAGGCTTTATACCGTTCCAGTTTGGCCGGGGTGATGTCCGGTCCGGCGTAGTAGTGCATCAGCACATAAGGGAAGTCGAGCCGCAGACACGCTTCCGGGTCTGGCCCTGGCATAACCGAGTCAAAGAACGTGTCGCCGCTTTCGTCACAACGAACCTTGAACCGCTTGGGCGACCAGGCCCACAGCGCCGGGCCAGCCTCGTTGATTTTGGGAAAATACTGGTCATTGCCCCACAGATAGAGCCGGTGAACTGTAATGCCGTGATAGTTTCCCAATTCGGCGGCATTAAATAGGCTGCGCGCATCCCGGTATAAAATCTTATTAGGCCATTCGTCGCCGCCGGTCAACACAATCCAGTCGGCGTTTTTGCTTTCGGCCCACTCGATCAAAAAGTTAAAGTGCGCCGGTTCGGGGTTCATAAATGAACCGTCCGGTAACGTAACCCGTTGCTCGAATGGCCTGACCCGGACATTGGCGAATTTACCGGCCAGGGCCACCGTCTCATCAATCGAGCCGCCGTCAGCAATCAAAATGAGATCGGCCCAATCATTCCAACGGCAATACCGCTCGATATTGGCAGCCTCATTCAAGGTTTTGTTGACGGTGATAATCTTCATAGTGAGCCTGTCGAACTACACCACTTTCTCCAATTCGACAAGCAGGTGCGCGCCTTCGTAGTCACCCCGGAGCATCTTAAATTCAAAGGTGATGCCGTAGCTGTCGTGAGCAAAATCGCCGGGCTTATTGCCGCCCCACATCCCGCAAAAGTAGCTAAACTGTTCCCGATTCCAGGGGACGCCGGTGTGAGTCGGGTCTTGCGCCCATTCCGGCCACGCCGTTGGGACTGAGGCAATCAGCCGCCCGCCCGGTTTCAGCACCCGGTGAATCTCCCTCATTAGCTCGATCCGGCAATAACGCCGGGTGAGTTTGCCACCCTCCGGGGCAGGGTAGTAGATGACATTGGGAATATGCTCAAGGAGTTGGCTGGCCTCGACTTCATCAAAAGTGTTGTCCGGGTAAGGCAATGACTCAACGGCCACATCCAAGATGTCGGTCACGCCGGGATATGGCACTATGTCTACTCGTTTGTCGCCCTGACCGGATGGTCCTGCACCCAAGTTAAGTTTCATTGCTCCTCACCCGATTCCGCCATTGGCGAGTTGGATTAGTTTCAGCCGGGCCGACATAATGACGGTTGGCTCGGCTGCCGGCCCGGTCGAGCCGTCAATGAATTGCGATTCGGCAAGCCGTTCCCGATTAACTATCTCCCTGGCCTGGGCAATCAGCTTTTTGGCCGTCGCCAGACCGATGCCCGGCAATGCAGCTAGCCGGTTAGGGTCGGCGGTCGCCAATTTGTCTACAGTGGTATAGTTGGCCGACTGCAAAGCCCTGATAACGTTTGGTTTAGCGTCAATTTGGTTGATGTCCATTGAATCCCCATTTCTCTACAAATAAGCGCCGGTGCTTCTCGGTCATTGCCCGGCGGTCCGGCAATTGCCGGGCGGTCTGCCCGCTTAGATGGTAGAGCGGCAATTGTAACGGCTGCAAGCTGTAACCGGCCTGAGTAGCAGCGTAGCAAATATCAATATCCTCATAATCGCCGGGTATGTAACGCTCATCAAAACCGCCTAATTCTTCAAAGGCGGCTCTGGTCATTGCCAGACACCACCCGGTGATGTAGGGAATAACCTTGCCGTCAAAAACGTTCCAGCCGGTGTCAAACGCCAACAACTCAGCGCCAGTGATGCTCCTGGCAGTCTGTTCGAGATGCTTGCCGATAGGAGTGATATAGTCGCCTGAGATAATGACATCGTTGTTGAGGAAGATCAGAATGTCGCCGGTTGCCAGCTTTGCGCCCTGATTGTTGGCCCGGCCAAAGCCGACGTTTTTATCATTGCGGATATATTTCAGATCCAATTTTTTCGTGAATGCCGCCAAAACGCTGGTAGTCGTATCAGTTGAACCGTTGTCAATGATGACGATTTCCGGCCTGCCGCCAACCATTGGCCGTAGATGCTGGTTAAGAAAATTAAAGGTCAGGTCAGCCCGATTCCAGACCGGGGTGATAATGCTGGTTTTCATCTCTGCCACGCTCTGAACTCCCCCTGTTCAAACATTATATTAAACCCCCCCGCTGTTAACATCTGACTGACGCCCTGCCAGCCGGTTTCTAAAATATGACTGCCATAGTAGCCGGTCCAGTCGGTCACACCCTCCGACAGCGGCGCTTGCAGCCCAACGAAGTGGACTGATTCCGGCAATCGCTCAAACAGTTGCGCCAGTTCTCGCTTGCGGAGGTGTTCTATGGTATGCGAACTGACAAATACCGCCGCCTCCGGTAAATCAATGGCCCAGATAAAATCATCGGCCACAATCGGCTTATAATTACTGAGTTTACAGACGCTTTGAGCTACCGCCAGGGCTGATATTTCATAATTAGTCCAGGTAGTAATGGGGTAGAATGGCAAAATCTCTTGAGCCAGTTCCCCTTTCCAGCCGCCCATCTCGATAACGGCAAAACGGGGCAGCAGGTCGGCAATGAGGTTGAAGAAGCGCCGGAAGGCGTTCAGGTTAAAGCCACGCTGTAGGGGATGCTCCATAGCCACCCGGTTATAAAATTCAAGCTGGCCGGCGTAGTCCATTACGTCGTATAGCTCCCGCCACAAATCGAAATCAGCGACTTGCACCGCCCCAAATCCTTACCGCCGCATCATTGGCGTAACTGAATAACACCCGCTTATTGCCGCCGCAACAGGTTTTTCGGCGGTCGATAATGTTTTGCACGTCCTCAGCATCCACCCAGGCCATGGAGATAGCCGCCACAACGTTGAAATAATACTCTTTGCCGGAGGGGGTATTTTTGACCAGTACCGGCGTTGGCTGGTAGTAGCGGATAGCGGTTTGATTGGCGGCGTTGATGATGGGTTGGGTCATTGCCGGTTTAACTCGGATTCTAATCTTTCAAGGTCTTTAGAGACTTTTTCGTATTTATTTGATAACTCTGTCTTTATCTTTTCATCTGTAGTATCATTAGCTTGATGCCACAAGATGTAAGCCTCGACCTCTTTGGCGTCAATTTGATTCTGTAAATCAGCCATATCGGTTCTCCGTTATCTGATACTTTCCATATAGCGTACAGCAGCAGCAATACCACGCTGCTGAATATCTTTGAAGTTATCTGGGTTTCCTTTCATATCACGAAGCGCAAATTCTAATAAGGCCCGATTTGACATAGCCTCTTGTTTTCTGCCACTTCTTGAATTAAAACCGTAACTGGAAATTGCATCGTCTAATTTATCAATTTCAGACCGGATTTTGTCTTGATTTTTTCTAATGTATGACTGTGAACTTTTTATCCGGGCCGTTTTTATTTTTTGCTGCAATTCCCTGACTCCATCTGCTCCTATTTTTCGCTTGTCAGCAATGTTAAAATGTTTTTCCATTGCTAACTTAACCTCTTTTTCTCGATTAGGGTCTACAACCCATTGTTTAGTAGACTCCTGCCATTTACGTTGAGAGGGCGGAATATTATTTTTCAAGTCTCTAACAAAGTCCGGGTTGTATGACGTAGTCAACATTAATTTTCCATCAACCGATTCTGAAATAACGCCAACATCTTTAGTTAGCATTTTCTCTAATTCAGCCCGGCTTCTGGCTTTGGCCTTATACCGTTCCCTGGCTTCTTTATCCCCTTTCAATCGTCTCAAACTCTCTTTTGTGGCGCTATACCCGCCCCCGTATTTATTACCGTGCGTTTTCTGGTTATGCTTGCCCGGCAAGTGCCGCTCCACAAAAGCCCGCTCCTCATATGGCCCTGGCCTGCTGTCACACGTCGCCCCCAGGCTAACCGTCAAATCGTGGACTTGCTGCAACAGCCCCAAATCGTCCCGGCTATTGCGTGCGCCGTATCGCTCCACAAAGGCTCGCAACTCGCCAATGTCCGGCTCTCTGCCCTCATAGCTGTCGCAAACATAGTCAGGATCGGCGGCAAAATCGTACTTTTCACATTCCCCTTCGGGGGAGCGGGCGTAGTAACGGCATAAGGCGCATTTCTCGAAGGGGTCTGAAGCGACCCGATAGCCGGGGGATACGGTCTGCGCTTTGAGGATTAGCTTGGCGGTTTGTAGCAAACGTTGAGTGTTCATTTTTCACCTGTTAAAAAAGGGGAAGGGGCGCAAACACCCTCCCCCTTTATTACGGTTTCCCGTTTGGTTGAAAGAAATTTACCGTTAGCCGATCACAGGGCAGGTCGTGACAATGTTCCCCGTAAACACAGCGGTAAACCGACCGTGCGCGCAACGGTGCTTGACGATCAGCGCCGTAGCCGCCCATACCTCGAATGAGATAGCGGTACAACCGGGGGTCAAGTCCCGCAGTTGCAAGGGAATCTGAGTGGACTTGTAGACTAGCGGAACGCCGTTATGATTCATCCGCAGGGCGTAGATCGTGCCCAGGAAGGTCGTCCCGGAGGCAGCGGCAATGTTGAAGTTGTTGTCACTCACCACCGCCAACCGGCCCACGCCGGTATTGACGAACCCGGCGAAATTGAAACCGGGGGTGATGCGGTTGCCGTCGTTGAAGTTGACCACTTGCGATCCGGCAAAGCCAAGTTGGAAATAACCGCTCAGGGTTTCCTGCATTGTCATCGGGTGGCCGAACAGGTGAGTCGGCTTGGCGCAGGATTCCGCCAGGAAACGGTCAAACGTCTGGGCGCTGAAAGTGCCGGACGGGGCGGAACTGTTGACGTGCGAGCCGTTGGCCGCCGTGACCTGGTACTCGATGCCGTCAAACTCAAGCGGACGGGTAGTTGCATCGCCTTCGATCAAGAGCCGGTCCCAACCGTTCATTACCAGCGTCATTGCCGTGCGGACTTCCTTTTCCTTGACATCGGCCACCATCTCCTGCTGGAAAGTGGCGACATTGGAGCCGCCGGGCAAACCGCCGGACGAGGGCATACCGCCAATCAGCCGGTTGATGCCGTGCCAATTGGCCGAGGCCACCGCCATCGAGTGCTTGATGTCCCGTTCGCTCAGGTTTTTCTTGGCCCCGATGTTTTTGTGGCTGATGGTGGTGTTGTCGCCGTCGTGGTAGTATTCCTCCGGGCACTCACCGTCAGCGAAGGCGATATAAGCCGAGCCGGACGTGAAGGCCAGTTCGTTCATTTCCCGCCAGGTAACGCCGTTTAGGGCGGTGACTTGTTCCGGAATCGCTGCCCAGGCCGTGATTTCCTCACACATCGCCAAGATTTCGGTCGGGTCAAGCGGTTGGGGATATTGGGCCGTAAAGTCCGTTGGCTTGACATATGGCTGCGGCAGCAAAACCGGGTCAGTGGCGCGGGCCACAAAAGCCGGGCCGCCTTCCTCGCCCAAATTCAAAATCTTTTCACCTACGATGTCAGGTGTATTCAGAGACATAGTAAAGTACCTCCTGATTGTTATTGCGATACCGGCGCTGTCTCTGAGTTGGCGGGTTTGACGCCACGCCTGAGCGGGCACACCCGGAAAAGACAAAGGCCGGAAATACTATAGTCCTGTGGACTACTGGATACCAACCGACTTGCGAACGATGTCACGCAAACTCGGCGGCTTTTGCAACCCTTCCGGCTCGCCTGAATAAGCCGATTTGGGCACAAAACTCTTTTGCTGCGGCTGCGCCTGAGCAGCCCCCTGGGGGGCCGCCGGGCCGGTCAATCGCTGCGAGATCAAATCCAGCTTTTCGATAACCGGCATAAGCGCGGCCTTGAGCGTCTCCCCGGCGTCGGGAGGGGCGGACAGGTCAAGTTGGGCCTTGACCGTTTCACCGTATTCGTTAAAGGCCGCTTGAATGGCCTCTAGCTTTTCGGTTCGGCCCAGGCTGTCATCAGCCAGGATATCGTTGACAGTTTCCTCGATTCCGGCCTGAATGGTTTCATCAGCCATAGTTGGTAAACCTCCTTCGTCATCAATCATAACGGCGGCCTCAACGGCGGCTTTGACCGCATCCACGTGAGCGCCAAATTCATCCAATAGCTGCCCGGCTTGCTCTTTGATAAGCGCCGGATCGTCCTGGTCGAGAATGGAACGCAAGACAGTAGAGAAGGTAGACCAGTTGGTGACATCGGCCTTTCTCTTTTTGAACCATTGGCCTTTTCCGGTTTCTTTCTCGACTTTGGCTTCCTCGTCATCCTCGTCCATTATTTCCTTGTCGGCCCGGTCGTCCTCATCCTCGTCGTCTACCAGCGGCTTTTTGCGCTTGTCGGCCTTCGTGACCATCGCCTCCGGCAATTCGCTTTCGGACTTGCCAATGGGTTTGGTCTCCTGCTCCAATTCTTCGGCCAACTCCTCACCGATGATACTGGCAGCGTCGGCCTTGCGGGTTGTTTTGGTCATTGCTTTTTCCTCCAACGTTAGCGGCGTGCGCGGGTTGATGGGTACGCGGGTAGCGGCAAAATGGTCAAGCTGGCCTTTGAGGTAAACTTTACCGCCTGCGCCCTGCTCACACATCGGGCACACGTCAAATAGACTTTTTCGCTCAAAAATAAAATCGCCGTGCTTATGGGCCAAATCCCACCAACCGGCGCTAATTCTGATAGGTTGTTCCGGCCTGGCTTCATTCCGCTTGATAAGCTGTTGCTCACCCCTGACGGCCTCAAATAATGCCTTGCCCAGCGGTTCGGCCAGAAAAGTACCGGCAATCTTGAAACGGTTGCCGTCAATGTACATCCGGTCAGTAGCGCCGGCCTCGCCCTTGCCAGCAAGACTCGGATAATGAGAGACGCCCAAAAACGGCTTGCGGGGCGGCGGCAGAAACGGAACGCTTTTGCCGGTTTCAACTCGTTCAATCCAATCCCGGAATAACGGTAGAGAGGTGGCTTCGCCGGTCCGGTCCGGGTCGGTGTCGCTGGCAATGGCCTGCCAGCGCATCACGCCGTCATCCTGCAGGCTGGCTTTGGTGATGGTCAGGGTCACGTCAACCAGGGCCGCTTTGGGTATCCAGTTGTCACCCCGTTTGGCATATTTGGCCTTGACCGCGCCCCAGGCAATTTTTGAGGCGCAGGCGTCCCGGTCGGAGCGCTCTTTACACGTATCCTCATAGGCGCTATTCCAGGCCGCCACATAAATATCTTTGGCGTGGTCAGGTAAAGTGTCAGGCGCTTTGTCTTTGGTAATAGGCATAAGACTACTCGATTATTACGGCGCTAAATTTACTGTGCCAACCGAGCCGGATCAGGTGCATTACAAACGAGGCGACGGCGGCAAAAATAACCATCTCGACCGGCCAGGGCCACAGGCCAAACAGCGGCGGTTGCCACAGCAGGGCCAACAACAGGTAAACCCAGAAACCGAGACATAGGTCGCACTCCCCTAACTCAGCCCAAAAGCCGTTAATGGCCCATAGCCGCCGGGTCAGCCCGCTTGTTTGTAGCAGCCAGGTTAGCAAGCGCCCGGCGGCAAAATAGACCAGCAGGCCGGTAAGCGTCATCCTTCTTTAACAAAAATATAGAGGATGTTGACGCCGTTGGGTTCGAGACCAAGCGACTGGACGAAGGCCAGTCGATAACCGGCCTGCAACCAGATTCGTACATCGTTATCGACCTCATCAGCGCTTTTCGTCCCGTCCGGGCGACCGGTAGAACCAACCCGCCGAATCATATGGTGAACATCGGCGTCTGGCGCTGCGGTCTTGATTTCATCGTTTTCAATCGCCAATCGAGCCATTTTGTAAATCTCCCTTGCAAATTATCGGTTTGTGACAATAAAAAAGCCCCGCTCATTTGAGCGAGGCTAAAACAGACTTGCCGTATTGTAGCCAGGTCCACGCCAGAGCATGGGCCGGGCTAGTTTATTCGATTACTACTTTACGATATCGATGTTCTTGAAAGTTGGAACTTCAGAAAATAAGGCTTCAAGTCGTTCGATATATTCTCTGTTAATTTCATCCAATCTGACGTTATGCTCATAAGCTAAAATAGCTTTTCTCTCCTTCATTTCAGGAGTCCATTTGTCAGCCGGAGGAAAATCTGGGTACCGCTCATTTTCTTACCTTATCGAGTGTTGCCTCTAGTAGTAATATGCAACCATACACCATCTATTGTGTATCTCAAACCGGATAGCAACATATCCCAATTGACAACTCCCACTTATTTTACCACACATTGGATTTTATTTCAATATCAACGCAAAACATCACGTGCCGGCGGTGGTTTCTCGCCGGTGATTAGTTCATATAATGCTGAACAGACAGCCAACATTGCCTTAATCAGTTTGGCGTAAGCCTCAAGTTGATTTTTTCTGTTCATCCCGGTTCTTTTGCGCCCGATAAAGAAATTTGTCCAGGAACAAATTAAGCTGCTCCTGGGTAAAGCCAAATTCCTCTTGTAGCACCTGCCCGGCGGTCAGGGTCAGTTCATTGGCAAGATAGGCTAGACGTTGGGCGCAGGGATCGGGTTGCATCCTGGGGTATCGTGGCAGTCTGCGTTTTTGTTTAGCCATTATTTGAAACCATTAGTTGTGGGAATTTAGCGTGTTCTTCCATAAACTCTGCAAACCAAATAAATGATGTCTTTTTCAGAAATGGACGCTATTTTGCCCTTCATTCGTTCCAGGTCAGCTTGTTTTTGTTTAGTCATCAATTGCCCCACTTAGATTAAATAGAGACAAAAATAATACGATACCCCATACAATCAGAACTATCCAATCTCCCAACAACCAATCGTTTTCAATAATTACAATTGAACATAGTATTAGTGATATAATGAACCACAATAGATTCCATATTATCCAAGATGGTCGTTTTGGATTAAATGTTTTATTAGACCAGTCATTCATAAATAGAAATTTCTCCGGATTTCATTGGCTCATTTGGCGGTCTTTGTGGTTCTACCAAATGATATTCAATTTGAATAAATCCAGAAAAAATATCAATTGCCTTGCACAATTTCCGTATAATTCGCCCGTTTTATTTGTTCTTGGGCTGGCAAATTTATAGAATTGATAATCTATAATAGGCTCATTTAATCTACTTCGGCACTTATCACAAATCAAAAAGGTTTCTGTTGCCATCATTCCCCTGTCCACACGTTTAAAGTATCGGCTTTATCAATCAATTCCTGCTCGTCAAATTGGATATGACAATGGCATACGTTGGGGTGTCCGGGCGGCGTCAACGATCCGTCAAAAACATCCTCGAACACATAATCCAGGTCAACATAGCCAAGCGCCTCATTGTCCCGGCAAATCGGGCAGGCGTCATCAGCGCCGGTATGTTTCCACATTTTTTTGGTCAGGCCCATCTCCCGCCATTGTCCCAACCGGCCCTCACTTTCGGCCCGGTTGATCTCGGTATTGACGATTGAGTTGGTTCGACCTTCGGTCATTGCCCCGACTTCGGAGCGCACCGTGTCGATTACCTGAGAGGTATAACCGGCCTCTCTCAATATCTCCTCAACGGTTGCCCCGTCCCTAATCATCTGAGCAATGGTCGGAGAGGCCAGTCCTTCATCAACGCCGCTGGTAATGATACGGCGCAAATAGTAGCGAGTGCCGTCATTGACCCGACGGACCAGCAGCGCCGCCTTGCTCTCCAATTCGGCCAGGGTGCGGGCATTTTTAAGGTTGAAGTCCAGGCCGATGAT